TATTAGATCTAACCCGTTTTGGCTTATCTTCATCAAGCTTGGTTCTTAACTCTATGTTTTCAGTCCTTAAATTATGAATTTCGGTAGTCAAGGTTTCAACCTTTATTTTTAAATCGGCAACTTCTTGCTTCATGTCGTTTGCCATCTCTCGCCAAATCTTTATTGCTTCTTGTACATTAGTTATCTCGCCTGCTTCAACCTCAACCTGTGCTTTCTTTCTACCAAAAATCCATGTTACGACAGATGCAAAGAAAGCGGTCAATGTAGGCAAGATAACTTCATTCCAGTGTTCCATTATTTAGCCAATTGTGCTAAGTAAGATTGCTCATAGTCTGCATCGATTGATGCGCCAAATGAATGAATGCCTACTGGTTGACACCAAATTTTGTAAGAAGCAAATGAACTTAATTCATCTTCTTTCCAAAGAATGTCAACCGAATATTTATCAGACAAAACCGATTGAGTTGTTTCGTTCATTTCTTCATCTAATACTGGTGGAGTAATCATAATATGACCAATTTCCACAACTGATTCGATAATGTCGTGATTGTAAGATAAATGCGTTTCTTCGCCTAATGTATTGCTTACTTGTAAATCTGATTTTAATTCTTCCCACTTACTTGGAGTGAATTCGTATTTTAAAAATTTCATCTTATATCGTTGTTAATGTTGCTAATTCTGCGTTTGATAATCTTGTTTTCCAAAGTGCTGATGAATTAATCCGAAGACCATTGGTTGAATTAAAATAAAAATCTAAAGTATCACAAGTAGGAATTGTTCCACTTGTATCTGTATCAACTAAAGCACCATTTAAATAAAATGCAAAATCATTGGCTTTGTAAGCAAAAGCTAATTTGAATCTTCCAGTTCCTAAATTTGCAGTATATAAAATTGTTGCTTGAGCAACTGATGCATCAACAACCAAAGCTCTTATGGATGTGCTAGAAATTGAAAATCCAACATAATTTGTTGTTCCTGCATTTTTAATAAATAATTTAGTATCTGTTAATCTTGAATCAGTATTTAAATCAAAGAAAATAACTCCTTCTGTCTGACCAACTAAACTTGTTATTGATGATTTTGAGCAACTATCAGCATTTCTTGTTACGCTTGCCGTAGTCGTAGGTATGTATGATGTTGCAAATGTTCCTTCTTCTAATTGAGCGCCCCAAAGATTAATGGAGGCACTTGTTGATGTTCCTTCTGATGCACCACGCAATCTAAGCCTCATATTAGCCGTTGTGGTAGTTGTTGTAAAGGTAGTTGTAAACCTTTGCCAAGAACCTGTAATTGTTATTAAGGTAGCTACACCAACACCATTTACCAAACTCATTGTTTTTGTAGAATTGTCGCTTGTTTTTGCATAAATACTGAAAGTATATACTGTTGATATTGTTGTAGTTGCAGTTTGAGACAATTGGGAAAAATCTCCAGAAGCTGTACCACCATTAAGATTAAATACAATTAACTCAGCATCCATTGTGCCATCTGGAGAAATTGCTGAATTGCTTGTCACAACTGGAGCGCTTGCAATTCCACTAGGTTCCTTTGACCAGCTTGCATTATCAAATTCCTCGCTTCTTAACATTAAATTTGTCCGTTGTGGCTCAAGTAATAATTTAGGACAAGTGCTACCAAGATAATCAAGTCTTGGTATGTTTGCATTTACCGTTTCAATTAATCCACTTGAATTAACACGAGTAGCAGTATTTCCTGTGCGTGCAAAAGTCATGTCCCCTGTGCCATCTGTGGGAACAATTGAGTAAAGCTTTGATGCTTTATATCCGTTAGGTGTTACAATAAGTGACGCAGTATCTAATAATGCCATATTTCTTAAATTTTAAATGTGTTTAACGTTGTTATTAAGCACGCTTGTGCTTCAAATGTTCCTAAATCTGTAGCAATTCTAGTTTGGAAATTAAACGATAAGGCATAAACTCCACCTACTATATCTGTTTCACCTGATGATGATGTAATTTGTGATTTACCCCATGAAATTAGGTTATTGGCAGCACCTTGTCCCCAACCTATTGCGTTGTTTCCTGCACCTTGACCCCAACCAATACTATTTGCCATTCTCTAATTTATTTAAATATATTTTCAATTTCTTGACATTTTCTTTCTTTGGCTTATAAGACCCAGCCAACAAAATCACTCTCTTTGCTTGGGAAGATATCTGCATTGCTATTTGTGTTATATTCAGGATACAAATTATTATTAAAACTCATGTAGTCAATAAACCTTCTTGTGTAATTTTGAGCAATAGACCTTTCCTTTTCTACTAAAAAATCTATTTCCGATTTATCAACATTAGAACTATTTTCACTTCCATGCTTATAAACTCCTTTGTTAGCAATTGTGTAAGCTGCAAAAGGTAAGTATTCAACCATTGACCAATGAATCAACATAGGTTTGATATATACATTAACTAACATTAAATAATTACCTGCTAATGTATTGGCAATAATATCCGCATTTATTTTATTGAATAAATCGGTGCCTAAATAATTTTGAATATGAATGTCTTGCGCTAACTTAATCCACTGAATAAAATTATCAGTATCGATATTACCATTTAATGCAGTAAATTTTACAATCTCATCCCTACTTACTATTAATGCTGTTGCCATATCTTATTTTGGTAAAAATCCTTTATTTGGCATATCAATAGGCTTTGTGTAAACCAATTGATTATTCTTTGGCAATATCTCACCCTGCTTTCTTGCCTGTGAAGGTGTTACTTCAACCGATCCTTTTCTTCTTGGATCAATAAATCTTTTATACGTTTCCCTTGTCCAAAAATGATGACAAGCACCGCCTCCTTTATATAGCCATATATCGTAAGTATCTGCGCCTTTCGGTCCCCAACCCTCATTGACAGGACTTTGACTCATGCGCATAATATCTTCTTTACGATACAACTTATTGGCAGCAGTCATTTTCTTGCAAAAAATTCTACTCTTTTCGGTTGTATTTCCTGAATATCTATATCTTGACTGAAATAATTTACCATCTTGCTCTGAACCAATGTTAGGTCTTGCAACTCCAGTGCTTACAAAATCATAAATCTTTGACATCAATGACTTTTTAGGGTTGTTTAATGCCTCTAATTCTGCATCTAACTCATCTTCTGTATCAAGGTCAACTATTCTACTATCTACTAATTCCCATTCGTTTAAATCAATGTCTTCGCCAAATTCCTCAACGTTTAATTCATCGATATGTGAAGATAAAGAAACACCCGTTTTCTCTTGTAATTCATCTTTACTTACATTAGGATTTAAATCAATAAACTCTAAAGGTTGCAAGGTCTTAAAATACAGATTTAAACTTATTTTGTTATAAGCCAATACCTTATTAATTCCATCAATAAATGTATCTTGGAAATAACGAATAACCATGTTATCAAATAATGTAATTGCGTTCTTTAATTCATCTGCATTAGAACTAAATCCATTTTGACTTGTAATACCAAACTGCAATCCACTTACAACACCATGACCTAAAAGTATCTTTGTCTTGGATTCTTCTGATAAATATTCGTAATGCTTTGGTGCTTCATTTAAAGGAACTGAATCAACGGTTGTCTTTTTGGTTTCATCATTGTTAAATGATACCACCACTTTTTTGCCTTTAGAACCTGTAAGTGTTGATGTTACTTGCCTTGAAATTAATTCTCTTTTCTCCTCATCTGGAATACCATTATTAAAGTTAACAATGCTTGTTGGACTAAATCCGTTCTGCACATCGTTAATTAAATAGTCTGCTATTTCTTCTTCAAGCTTTGCATAAGGAATACAACCAACATAGTCAACATTGCTATAATATTTTTGACCTACCGTATAATTGCCAATGTAAAGTATTTCTAAAGTCTTATCTCCAAATCCAAAAGCTGGAATACGTTTAGGAACGAATTTTTTCGTGTCTTCCCAATTATCGCAATAATAATAAGCCTCTATTTCTCCTTTGCTATTGCATTTTTCTGCTCTTAAAAGTTGCACCGGTATATGTTCAACTCTTACAATTTCAGTCTTTTGCTTATTATAAATTAATTGAAAAGCATATTGACCTAATAATTTTAAATCTGCAATTCCCTTTTTAACTACATCTTTTCTGAATAGCATAATCATTTGTGCATATTCATTAGGCTTCTTGCTTGCATCGGTAGCATCTAAGCCACGACCATAAATTAATTTAACAATGTTGTTTATTACGGCATTGTTAGTTGTAGACCCATTGTACCTATCAATTAAGAATTGAAAAAAGTTGTTATCCTCTCCAAATTCAACCCAATTATCACGCTTTGATTCAACAATTTTAGGTTGTGAATATGCTTCTAATTGAATAAAATGTAAGCCACTATTTTCTTTCTTCTTAATCATATAAAATTATATTTTCTGAACGATTAATATATTCGTCATTATTTATAGAATAGGTATCGACATCTTGATTTGTGACAAATACCTTATCACGATAAATTAATTTATTCGTATGCTCATAAGCAGACAAAAATGTATATAAACAACTTTCTGCTTCGTAAACACCACTATCTGCAACTACTCTTGAAGCAAAATTATCAATTGATGTTTTATCAGAATTTTCATTTATTGTTAAACTATAAAAATGACCTTCTTCTAATGCAACTATTTCTGAAAATTTAGAATAAAAAGATTCAGTCGTACAATCAATGTACTGATTTGTTTGAACATTAGTAGTTTCATTCTTTAAAAATAATTCATTAGGTATCCCTAATCTCGTTGGAATAAACTTAATTTCTTGTGATGTACCTACTGCTTTCAAAACAATCATAATGTATAAACGCAAAAAAGTGTTTTTGTTTTCTTTTTAACGAAAAAAGGGAGCATCTGCCCCCTAATTTCAACCCAAACAAACAAAAATTCTTAAACTCCAGATGTAACCGTTACGCCAGCAGCAGTTAAAGTAGTTGTAATCCAATTTGCAGGTACTGGTTCTTCGCCTACAATTGTAATGGTATAGCCAGACATATCGCCCATCGCTGCACCTGTAACAATTGTACCGCCTGTAACATCAAGACCGTTCTTTAAACCACAATAGAAAAGGTTTCCATTGTTGTCTTCAACGATTGCTTGAGGTCTACCATAAGAAAGCAATTTTATTTGCTTATGGTCTTTGATAGTTAATTGCTTTAAATTTAAATTTAAAGTCTGTGTAAAAAAAGTAGTTCCGTTTTCTCTTGAAGAATTTATAGTTTGCTCAAATGAACTTGATCCTTTCAAATCATATTTGAATCCAATTGGAGTACCTGCAATCGCAGTAATAGCATCTGTGTTAGTTACGTCATAAGTAACTCCAGTTGCATCCCCTTCAGTCATGAAATAAACTGCTTTTAATCCACCAACACTTGTTTTGCAGGGTTCTAATCTCCCTAATGAAATATCGCAAGGCATATTGATTGAATTTAAAAGTTAAAAATAAGCACCCCAAATTAATGAGGTGCTATTTATTTTAGTTAGCAGCATTTGTGATACCGTAAGTAACAATATCAGAAGCAAATCCGTATTGTACACCTGCAGTCATTCGCATTAAAATTCTGACATTCTGACTTCCGTCAATATTTTCCATGTCTATAACCTTAACTTCAGTCAAGTCAGAAATTAATCCTGTTCCGAAATACAAGTTAGATTTTTGAGCAGCAATCGCCTTTGTAGAAGCAAGACCATCAGCAACAAATATCTTGATACCATCAAAAGTAAGAGAACCATTGTTGTACCACTGAGTTCCCATTGTGTTAGTACCATTAGCACCTAAACCTGATGTTCCAAATCCACCTAAAGCACGGATGTAAGCACGAGCAATAGATTGTGAAACGTAGATGTAAAGATCATCTTTAGTGTATAAAGAAGATGGAATAGCATCTGCAATCTTACCTAATTCAGTGATGATTGTTGAAGCAGCAACAGTAGTACCTGCAATTTCTTGTCCTGAAGGCAATGAAGCATCTGCAGCCAATAATGTAGAAATACCATCAAACTCACCTGCGTTAGCAGTAACACCTTCCCAGATATTAGTTTCGTTCTTAGCAGCAACTTTAGCAGCAACGTGAGCAACTAAAAAGTCAGCGAAAGACTTAGGCAAAGTTTTGAAAGCAGAGAATCCTTGCTCAGCAGATAACCAATCAGAAGCAAAATCTTTTTTGCACAATTGTAGGTTAACTTGGAATTCTTCTGGTTGTAAAATCTTTTCAGTTAAAGTAACTGTCGATGTAGCATCGAAATCACAAGTAGCATTTTTCAAGATGGCATCAGTACCAACTCTTTTGATAACTTGCTTAAAACGTACATTTGGTTTTACTTCAATACCACCACGATCGATAGTAGGTGAAGAAAGCAAAGAAGCAGCAATAATTTTATTTGCATACTCCCCAGCATAGGTTGTGGTAATTGACGTTGTAGTAGCCATTTTTTATTTAATTTAATTAGTTGAACATTTTTTCGTAAATCTTATCTTGGATTGTTTCAGGTCTGTTTTGACCAAAAGAAAATCCTTGCACTTTTTCCTCAGCCTCTGGATTCTGAACGATTGGCTCAGCACCTTCTTCTTGAGAATTTAATTTAACTTCCAATGCTTCTTTTTCTAATTTTAAAGACTCATTTTCCGCTTTAACTTCATTAATCTGTAAAGACAATTCAGTTCTTAATTTTTCAATTTCTGCAAAGAAAGTTTCCTTGCTAACTGATTCAACCACTCGCTTTGCTTGTGGTGCAGGTGCCTGTGGTGCTGCATTAGCCTCCACTTCAACTTCTACTTCTGGTGCTGCTTCTTCTTCTATTGTAGCCTCTTTAATTTCGGCTATAATACCTTCAACTGCAACTACCAAAACCATTCCATCTTCTAATGTGTACTCGCCAACAGGCATAGGTACAACACCATCGGCAGTAACTATACCAACAGAAAACTCTGGTGCAAATTCTTCCGCTTCGATAATGGTAACACCATCTTCTAACTTCATCTGCGCCAAATTAACCTGAAAGCCTAATACTGCTTTAACTCGATTCTTTGTGCTTTTGTATTCCATATATTTATTTAATTAATTACTAATTGGTAATAATTCTACTTGCAACAACTTTTCCTAAACCAGCAAATTGATTAAGTGCATTAATACTATTTAATAATTCAGTATTTAATTTATAAGCATCTGTGCTTTTAGGATCAAATCCAAATGATTTAGCATTTTGATTTAATTGTGCCATAATTGCACTTGACTTTTTTGTTAAATCTGCTGAAACCTGAACTGCATCTTTTGATTTACTAATTGCAAGATTTAACTTCTCTAATAAATTAAATGCCTGATCATCGTTTGCTTTTGCTTGTTTAGTTGCAGCAGAAGCCAAACCTATTAAAGTTTTAACATCATCATAAAATCCCAACTCAACTTTTTGAGATGCTAATTCTACTTTATCAGCAGTAAACAATTTTTCAAATACTTTGCTTTCTATGCTCATTTTAGTTGCTTGTTGTGATTAAAACTCTTGGACTATTTGTATTTACTATTGTGGATGCTACACTTTGAACTAATGAACCTATTCCTTGTGATTGTAATTCTCCATCACAACATTCAATGCTATATGTACCATCTGCACATAAACAACCACGATTGCCACCCTTTGGACTTGATGTTTTATCTTTGCTCATTTTCTATTACGTTTATTATTTGATTGACTAATTCTTCATCACTAATTTCTGGCAATAATTCTAAACTTAATTTGTCGGCAAAGTACCCCTCAATTGAAAATCCTTTAATCTCTCCACTTTTTGCCTTTGCCCAAATTTGCTCATTATCTGCCTTCATTGAAACCATCCAAGTTCCTTTAGGTAAACTAAACCCATAGGATTTAGATTTGTCCATATCAGGGTCTGTGATAATCCAAGACTCAACTAATGACATTCCATCAATTTTAGTTTGATGTTGTAATGTAGCATTAGATTGGTTGCCATTCTTTAAATACATTTGGCTCGCTTGCTCAACCGTACTTTCAGAAAAAAATACTTGATATTTTTCTTTACCATCTTTACGGTAAATCATTTTATTAGGGATTAATGCTGGTCCCATTAATATTTTCTTTTCAGTATCTACTTCGGCTAAATTCATTTCGTACTCTTTAGCCAATGTAATAAAATTACTTTCAATCGCAGGTCTGTCCACTAAACTAATGGCTTCAATCCCATCCTCATCGTTTGAAATTATTAATTCTATGATTTTCATGATGTATAAACGTATATTTAAAATTTTGTTACATTTTCACTAACCTAAACTTGCACTCATTACCTTGTTTCTGTCCAATGATTGTTGTGAACTTATTTCAGAAGAAACAACATAAGCCTTAATTGGCTCTTGGCTTTGACCTACAACCTGTGCTAATTGATTTACACCACTTGCTCCAACAACATTAAATCTTGGTGCTTGTGGTTGTGGAATGCTTGCACTTTCGCCTCCTCCGCCCATAGGTGTTTGAGTATTTATAATTGCATTTACATTAGCTAAACCTGCGGTAATTGCTAAACCCGCTGCCAATGCTGCTCTAAATGGAGCATCTGGAGATGGAATAGCCATTTGACTTGCATAGGCATTTTGTGCTGCTAAATAAGTCGAAATTGTAGTTGATGCTATTGCTGCAGCCTTACCTGCATCTGTATGTACTCCAAGTGCATTTGCTATTTGGGCTAAACCTTCTGAATATAATTGTAATGATGCGTTTTTTGCTTTTGCTTCAATATCTGCAACTATTTTTCTTTCATCTGCTTGCTCTTTATCCGTAGCGGTAATGTTTGCCATGTAAGTGGCATAAGACTTTAATTCAGCATTATGTTCAAGATCAATTTGTTTTTGTTTTTCTGCTGATCTTAATTTTCTATCTTCTTCTGCTTCAATTTCTATTGCTGCAATATTAGCTTCGTAGGTACGCATAGAATTTGTCTGCGCATCTAATCTTGCTAAATCTGCTAATCTGTCTTCTTCTTTCTTTTGACTTATTTCATCTCTTTTAGTTTTTTGCAGACCTAATAAAGAATTAAGATTTGATAATTGCTCACTTTCTAAACCAGTGATTTGTGCTGCAATTCCTTTTTTATTGTTTTGTGCTTCTAATAATGCAATTTCATTTTCTAAAGTAGGCGCTATATTATATCTTGCTTTCGCAGCATCAATTTGATATTGTGCTTGCTTTTGCATTTCAAAATTTTGAGTTTTTAATAATTGCCCTAATTTTTCATTTGCCTTTATTCTTTGAGGAATTGAATTATTTTCACTATCACGAATTTGTCTTTGTAATTCTGCTAAACGATCATACTCTTCAATTAATCCTTGTTGAATTACTGCTGCCCTTCTTGCATTTTTTTCAAGTTCAGTTGTATCGGTTGCCTTTTTAAAAGTATTGCCTACGTTTGAAAAAAACTTTTTAAATGATAAATCGCCTGATATAAGTTTTACTATATCTGAAAATATCATTTTAGTGGCAGTCATCGATGTATTAAATAAATCGACTACCCTTTGATTTGATGTAATAGTATCTTTAAATATTTGGAATGCTTCAAGCAATAACCCAATACCTGCTGCTTTAATTGCTAAGCCTAAACCAGTAAATGCTTTGGCCATTTTGCCAATTCCAGCTTCTGCTTTTTTAGTAGATTGAGCAATTTCCTCAACTTTATCATTAGTTTCTTCTAACTTATCAGCTACATCATCTACTTTTTTAATGACATCATCTAAATTATGCTTAACTTTTAAGGTAATTATTTTGTCTTCCATATTCTTTTCATTTGATTATATGCTTTTTTCCAATCAGTTGGAATTTCATTTTTACCTTTTGCAATTTCTATCGATTCATGTTTATTGTAATGTTGAGTTACCATCAATAAATCTAATATGTTCTTTATCATAAACGTATTTTGTTTGTTTTTGTCTTATAAATTCAATTGAAATAAAATCATACATTTATCATTATAATGAGGAAATC